GCGTCATACCGGGAGGCACGCTTCACAGCATCGGCAACGCTCAACCGGCTCAAGTCCTCCGGCTTCAAGTCTCCGCGCCTCAGATCGCTGCGCAACACATCCATGATGTGGTTAAAGCCAAGATTGGACATGATTCGGTCTGGATTCGTTAACCCATACACCTGCTCACCCGGATCCAGCTTTGATAGCCACGGGTTCTTTTCAAGCACTTGGCGCGAAAAGTCAGGGTCTGAACCAAAGAATCGAGCCTCTTGCGCCTGCTTTGACGTCAGCCACGGGTTAGGCGATTCAGCGGCCACCAATCCCGGCTTGAATGCAGCGTCGAGGTTTTCACGATTCGCGCTAGTGATCTTCGGCAAATACTCTTCGCTTGCCAGTTTCCATGCGTCGATGTTCTTTATCTGACGGTCAGACAGGTTCTCCCACATCCGGCCAAAGTCAGACTGAGCAGTGCCGGCTGCCGGAAACCCAGCGGCCTCTCTCCTTGCTGCAATATCTGACGATGAATAAACATCTTGCATCGGCATGTGGATCGGGCTCATTTCATTGATGTTGTCCATCTCTTCGCGGACGGACGCAATGTCACCCTCAATGGTTCGAGTGCGGGCTTGGCGCCATGCATCAGGATCTCGGACCTCAGCCGGTACGGGGCCATCTTCAATCGCCTTGCGCTTTGCCTCCAGCGAGGCAATACGAGCACGCCTCTCATCCAGCATTGACGCCTTCTCTGCCGGCCATGACTCAGCCAATTTCAGAATCGGGTCTTCAGAGGAACCCATCTGCGTCTTGACGTACTTGGTCAACTGCTTGTCGCGCCAGTTGATCAACGCCCGGTCATGATCCGCGCCTTCAAAATCAGCACGAATCATCTGATCCTCATAAGTCCTTGGGCGCAGCATTGGCCTGCCAGTATCTAGCCACTGCCCACCAGTGGGCTTCACTACAGCCATCCGCGGATCCATGATGGCACCAGACTCCATGGCAGACTCTAGAGCGCCTCTGGCGGCCTCACGCACAGCCGGGGCGGCCTTTTTAACGCCACTCTTCACCGCTCGGTATGCAGGCTTTGCTGCAATACCGACAACCGGCACAGCAGTCAGGGCAGCGTCGACGCCAGCAGCAAACTTGGCGTCTTCGATGTTGCCACGCAGGTACTCGGCGCCAGCCTCTGCGAACGGCACGCCAATGGAAGCAGGCACATCGAGCATCATGGCCTGAATCTCATTGGGATCCAGCGACTGCCTCGAGCGAGTTAAGCCAGCCATGCCGCGGCCTACGTTCTTGCCGATGCCGCCAGTCTTTGCATGGACCTCACCACCCTTAGCAAACTCCGGCACCGGCATACGCAAGTCTTCCCCGGTCGCAAACGGATCACGGCCCTGCCCCTTGCGGCTCTCTGCCCAAGCCTTAGCCTTAGAGTAGATCTCTTCGGTCGGCTGGCCACCAGACGTCAGAAGCTGCACCTCTTCTTTGGTCAGCGTCGGCACTAGCAGCGGGAAGTCACCAGACCCATCTGCGGCGGACAACTCGGTCATCACGCCGTCGTCAGTCTTCAGGGGGCCGAAGTAGCCCTTGCCCTTCGGCATACCGCTGTCATGGCGCAGACCGTACTGGGCGACTCCACCCTCTTTCATGATGACAGCACCGCCACGCTTCATCTGCTCTTCATTGCGCTTCAGAATCTCGGCTAGTTCATCAGAGAAGATGACGTAGTTAGATGTGCCGCCTTCAGTACCACGGCTGGCAGCGTCTTTGTATCGGATGCCGGGGATGTCAAGAGAGCGCAACTGTCCCGCCGCGCTTTCAGCATATTCAACCGGATCTTCAAACAAAATTGGGTTGTACCCAGACTCTTTGACCAATTCTTTATAAAACTGCTCGCCGGTCTTCGTGCGGCTCATTCCGCCCAATTGCTCTCTAGCGGCATCTACATAAGAATCCCAATTGGCATTGTTGCTGAAATCAACCCAATCACCACCTGTCTCATCCGCCCAATCCATAGCATCCATTTTGAGCATCTCATCAGCATGCTTTTCAATTTCTCGCTCAGTTGGTGATAGCTTGTACCCACCCCTCTCAAGAGCGGATAAAACAAGTGGTGACTGCTCACTCAGCGGCTTGTCCCAATCAAGGAAGTGCTGCGGGCCTAGCGGATCAGAAGCCTCTCTCGCGGCGTCAGGCCAGCGAAGGTCTACTTCGTAGGTGTATCCGGCCGGCTTAAAGTCACCAACACGCTTGATGTCCGAAGGCTTAATCTTTTTGAGTTCATCAAGAATCTCTTTATATTCAGTGGGCGACATGACCATCTCTTCTGGCCCCATGCCCGCCGCCTTAGTTAAAGCAAACTCTTTGGCAAAATCAGCCTTTGCCATTGCCCGCGCTTTTTTGATTGCTTCGGACACAGGCACATCGTGCGTTAATGCATTTGCCACAAGGTTTACTGCTTCCGCCTCTGGGCCGCTTAGTTGGCCTCCAAGAAAGTATTTGCCCTTGTACTCAACATTTGGGGATGTCCCAATTCCAGCCAAATTTCTTCGATATGTTTCGGCAATATTTGGGTTCTCCGCCAAGTACAGCCCATGCCCATAAGCCTGTGCGCCTTCGCCGCTACCAATCTTTGAGATGTCGAACTTGTCGAACCTGTGCGGGCTGCCGTGATAAGCCCTGATGGCACCCATCAGTGCAGGTGCAGCAAGCCCAATACCCTTGGCGATCGGACCACCAGCGACGTCTAGGCCGGCTTCCATCATCGCCTTCTGGTACTCACCCTCAAGGGCAGACTTAGTCGCACCGACAAACGGCACTACAGTCTCAGCAGCAGTCATGAGAGCTTCTGCGCCCTTGCCCGCTTGAGGCTTCTTCATCTCGACCTTGCCGGTGTCGGCGGCAGCGAACGTGTCGCTCTTAGCGCGACCACCACGCTTCATGCGCTCCTCGATCATCCGACGCAACTCAGGATTGCGCACCTTGGGCGCCCCGATAATCTCATCAAAGATTTTGTCGGCGTTGCTCACAGAAGCCTCCGGCCAGTTTCGCGCATCTTATACCGCATAGGGGTTTACCCGGCGAGGCATGCCAGAATCAGCATAATCATCCTCGTCCCAGTCTTCAGGCGGCGGCGGGTCAATATCAAGCCAGCCACCATCACGCAAATATCTTAATGCTTGGGTGCAGGCGTCGACATAATCATCGTGCGTTGATTCAGGGAATGAGCAGATCTGACTAACAAAACCTTCTGCCCAGTCTCTGACATAACCCTTGCGCACCGTGCTCTCCGGAATCCACACCCGGCCTCGAGCGATGATGTTTGACACGATATTCAGCCTTTGGATCTTGTCAGCACGCCCGGGGTTATATGCCCGCACCGGCAAGTGAGCCCGCTGCAGGTCTTGTATCAGGCTGATGCCGGCAGACTTGTCCTCGACCAGTATCAGGTCCACCCGCTTCTTCTCCTTGCCTTCACCGAAGACGGTCTCGTACTCGTCGATAACCTTGGGTCTCAGGTCCGGGTACTGCAGGTGGTCCTGCCAGCAGTCGATGACCATAGCGGACATAGGACCATCTAACGGCTTGAACACGCCGAAGGTGATGCACGCTGTCGGGTCACCAGTCGTCTTCTCGGTGTACGCACAGTCATAGGACTGGATGATGTACTCGAACTTGGGGAACGGCTTGTCAGCAGGCCAGAGGCGGAACATGTCGCGTTTGACGATGCCCGACTCCTCGGGGTCGATGATTTCGGCGTAGATCTCCTGCCGGCCCAGCTTGGTGCCTTCGTACTGCAGGATCTGCTTCTGGAAGTTAGCCGACAGGTTGGCGATGTTGTCGTAAGTCGACGCTGTCGTCACACAGACGTCGTCACCGTCACGCCCAACCAGTTCAATGATCAGGTCCTTGGGACGGGGAGTAGTCGTCGCCACGATCCTTGTGCGGGCTCCCAGACGCACTGAGAACATGATCTGGTCCCACGCTTCAGCCAGATAGTCCCATGCGGCCAACTCATCCAGCCACGCGCCATGGAACTGTGGACCGCGGAACCGCTCGGGCTCACTAGCAGGGATGCCTTTGATCAGGCTGCCGTTGATCAGCTTGATCTCATGGTATGCCCGGTTGTAGTCAGCAATCAGGCCCGGCGGGATGACGTTGATCAACCCGGAGTCACCCTCAAAGCAGGTGGCACGCACGTCACTCGATGTAGGGGCGCCTACCAACCAGCGGGTGTTGGGTTCCTTCCATGCCCACCATGAGATCTGCTCAGCAGCGGTTCTGGTCTTCCCCGCTCCGCGTCCTGCCAGCAGCAACCAGATGGACCACCAGTCACCCTGTGGGACGATCTGATGTTTGTGAGCCAGCGTGAGCCACTTGGCCCGCCACGCCCATGCGACCTGATCCTCCGGGGGCAGCAGGGCAAACTTACGCCGCGTGTCCGGGTCCTTGAGGATCTCCTCGACGGTCATTGCAGCCTTACGGGCGCCGGGGTTACATGCCACGCCACATCACGATCCTGCATCGACAGGTAAACCGCCAAGTCGCAGACCAGCATTCCTACCAGACGCGCCTCGTCTTCTTCCATCTCATCCATGGAGTCCGCCAGCACGTTCAATATGTCGACGGCCTCCACGAATGCTTCAGTCATTCTTCTCCGGGGCCGGCAGTTGCGCCTCCGCCTCTTCTTTAATGCGGAGCGCCAGCGGCCAGACGTTGTGGCCAGTGGGCAGCGAACTCAGCGCATTCAGGATCGCATTCACTTCCGCCGGGTTGAACACCAGCGTGATCTTCAGGTCATCACTCATCTAAGCTCTCCTGTTTCTTCTTCAGTTCCATAGACTGCAGGATCGAATCGAAGAGCCCCTTGGCATCCACGTCGACCTTTAGCGGGTTCTCAGCATCACCAGCCAGCGCGACACGATCGCCGTACCGCTTGGGATTCCATTTGGCCAACAGCTTGAGTTTGATGTCTGCCCGGGCCTTGATCAGTTGCACATAACCAGAGTCAATGCGGCCACCACCCTCAGACAGGATGCGCTCGGGCTCGTCCTGAATCTCTCTCAGGATGTCTTCAGCGATTGCGTCCTGACCTAATTCACGCGCATGTGCGATTGCTGCAGAAAGTTCTTCGTTGCGATACATCCAGTCATACACAGTGCGCCAATCGGGCATATGTGCATCTCTACAGATTTGTCTCAATGGCTCTCCCTCTGAGAGTCTTTGAACCATCTCTTCTGCTATTGCTTGGGAGTATTTAGACGGGCGACCACCACTGCCTTTCGGCGGGCCGGGTTTCTTCCGCGGCGCGGGCTCCATCTCTTCGGATCGCGTTTCAGCCATTACGCTTATTCCTGCGATTAGTTGTGATGCGTATTAGTGTAACGCATCACTGAATAGGTGCCACATCTCCGATTTCTTTAAGCGACGGCGCTGAGAATCTAGTCGTCGGTACCGTGTGGCGCGGTGCAAACCCAACAGGTGAGAGAGCGACATGGGTGGGATCTCTCGGCGGGTCTGCGCCGATAGAACATGCAGCCCTCTCATCTCTTGGTCCCGGGATTTATACGGCACCCGGGCAACCGCTTCGCAATCAATTCGCTGTCAATTAGATCAACGCTATCAGGACGAAGATTACTGTGATTGCGACAGTACCCAAAACCTTCTCGAGCACCGTCTCTTCAGCCTCAATTCTATCATTCATCGGTCTTCTCCCGCAGCCACTCACGCAGTGCATTGGCCTCACATACCAACTGCACCATCGTGATCTTGGCCTCCCTGTAGTTCTTCTCGTTGCACTCCTCATGCGCCTTCCTCTCGAGGCGCACGATACGTTGCAGGTATGTCGAGTAGTCGCGGAATTCAGCCATTTCACTTACCCCAGATGGTGAGAGCCTCGAGGGCCTCGTTAGTGCCGTCAACTAGCTCCTCAGTAGGCTGGTTGATCTCTTCGATGGTGACCCGATACTTCTTGCCATTCAGGTCTTGGATCTCGATGGTCTTAGTGGTGCTGGCAAACGCACCATCCTTATCCAGATCTAGTTGAGGACGCCCCACGTTCCACAGGATGCCCTGCGTGTCGAAGTGACGGATGTGGCTAGAGATAAGGTGGGCAATGTAGTCGCAGTAGGCAAGCATGGTCATCTCCTCAAAAAGGGCCGTGGAGGCCGTCAGGTGCGTTCAGATCTTCGTCATGGACTGCAGCGTAGGCTGCCTGCTTCACGGCCTCATCGCATTCGTCAAAGTCGGGCGCGTTGATGATGGTCTGCAGGGCA